CGCTTACCCCTTGGTCTTGAAAGAAGCCGTAGTCTTCCATTTCAAAGCTTATCTGAATACTGTTCTTTGATTCTTTAACGTAGCCTTTTAAACTATTGTAAAGCGTTTTAGACGAATTCTTTTTCATCCGTGTTAAGTTAGACTTCGCTTGTTTAATTACGTAGTCTTTAAAATCGTCTAGAAAGGCTTGTACGTTGTTTAGCATATTGTCATATCATTAGGAATAAGAACGTCAAAAGTCATAGTCCATCCTGCTAGTTTGTTTTCGAATCTATCTATAAAAGGTTCGCAAGTTGGATTTCCTGTAACTTGATACTTATCGTCGTATAAATCGCCCCTTCTTAAAAATTCATACATTCTATTTAATACTGCTAGGTGCGTGTTTAGTACGTCTAGTTCGTTGTCGTTTCCGTCAAAAATGTCTTCTGTTTCGTCTTTTGATATGTTTACGATGTCCATAGCTAAAACGCTTATGTTAGCCTGTTGAACGTTATTAACAAACTGTACGTTATTTACTATAATATGAACCAAAGGAAAAATAGTCTGCTTGTTTAAGTCTACTCTGAAAATGTCGCCCTGCGTAATTGTGTTCACTATAGGGTCTGCTTCAAAATGTTCTTTCATTCGTTTTATTAAGTCGTAGTATCCTGTCATTTTCTATATGCTTTTCTTAATTCGTTACTTTCGATTTGATTTTTTTGTTTTTCGAAGATGAGATACGTGAGACATTGAGTAAGCGGAAGTCTTGTAACTTGGTCAAACTTTGTGATGTCTCCTTTAGCGATTCCATAAATACTTCCATACCACCCCCACCTTTTGTTAAATTGTCCGCGTTCTGTGAAGTCGCTAAAGTTATCTTGTTCTTCTTCATCTCGCGTGATAAATAGTTCATTGTAGCTGTTAATAATTCGCTTCCTAAATTCCACAAAAAAAAATAGGCGCTTATGCATACGCCAAGCGGTGCGAACTTCATAAGGTCTTGCATATCTTTATTTGGTTCGTAGTCCGTGATTTCATAGTTTTTGCCTGTCTTCTTTTTGATTGGTCTAAACATTACGGACATAGCTTTGTGAAAGTTTTCCCAATCCTGTAAATAGTTTTCTAGGTCTACATATTCGCCGAAAGTTATTTCTTCTAGATTAGGAATAAAAGCAAATTCAATGTCTTTTATTTTAAACGTTCTTTGTAATTGTGGCTTTTCTTCAAATAGCTTTGTAAAATGTACTATTAATTCGTTTAGGTCTGTAAGCTTTATTTTTGCTATGTCTTTTAATTCTATTCCACAAAAGATTTCTACCATTTTTTGCGCTATGAATTCTTCGTCATTTGACTTCTTTTGTAGTTTAAGAAATTCTTGATACCTGCTTAAAGGTATTTCGTTTAAAGACGTTGGAAGTGTTAAATTGAACTTCATATATTTATAACTTATTTTTCGTGTTTTTGTATTACCTAATGTTATAAGTGCCGTAATTTGCACCTATTCCTAGTGTTTCCATTTCGTGATAGCGTAGCGCATCTATAGCGTGATTAAAGTGGTCTATAGGCTTGTTTAGTTTTACGCCTTGCTTGTCCGTGTCCCAAATGTAGGAACGCAGTTCTTTAATTAGATTAGTGCTGTCTTTTGTTACTAAATAATCTTGCTGCTGCATTATGTCTATTCCGTAGTTTATAGAATCCTTTCCCTTTGTTACGCCTTTTATCGTCTTTCCGTAGCGCCTTATTTCGTCAATGCTTTTCGGTTCTGCTGAATCCGCGTAAATAGGAACGTTGTTAGGAAGCACTTTAGCGATGTCGCTGTTTAACATTCCTGTTTGATATTTTAGTTCGTTTAGGATTCGTTTTCCGTTGTAGTTGTAAACTTCTATAATGGCTGTAGGGTCGTTAGTATATCCAAAGTCTAATCCTATTCCAATAAGTCGCGCTTCTTTTGGAAGCTTGTCTATTGTTTGCCAATTACTAAATATTACGCCTTCTAGACTTCCTACTTGTCCTTCTCCGTAGACTTTCCACCAATTCGCCCAATAAGAAGAAGTCTTCGCCTTTTCGCGGTTCTTTTCTATTTGTTGTACTATTGATTCGTCTAAAGCTTCATTGTCTTTGTAAGTTAAGATTATAAAGTCTGCGTCTGATTCGTCTTTTAGTTCCGTATGTACCCAAAATTCGTTAGCAGGATTGAAGTCTAAATAAACTTCTTTCTTTGTTCTTATGGCAAGTTCGTTGTAGGCCTGAAAGCTTATATTATTACATTCGTTTATATATAGAATATCACGTCTTGCACCCCTTAATTTACTTGAATCGTCAGCACTAAAAAATTCAATAAAGCTTCCGTTATAAAATTCGTATTTCAGTAGCGTTCTATTGAAGCGTTCAGGAAACCACCTGCCTATCCACTTCATAATTTTTTCAAAGTCACGTAAAGCGCCCCTACGTAAATGCGGAATGCTTTCTGCTACTACGCTTATTTCCGTGTTTGGATAGGCTGCGGCAATATCTATTAACACGGGCAGTATTCCAAAAGTTTTACCTGCCGAAGTTCCGCCCTGAATTATTTTGATTCGTCTTTCTAAATTAAGAATCTTGTTTATTGCTGTCGTTCTTTCTAACATCTGGAAATAATGGCTGTTCGATATTTGTTTGTTCTACGTGTTCTTTTAAGGCGTTTAAGCGTTGTGTTATACTTGGATTATATTGTCCAACCATACCGCCTTCTATTTGGTCTTTACGTATTTCTTTTTTTATACGCGAACAGATAGTGCAAAAGTCTTCATAACTTCCGTTACTATTCCTGAAATAATGTTCTACCGTAAAGTTGTATCTATCCCAACAAAATATCTCGAATCCGTCCATTGTTAAAGGCGTTTCTAACGGTTCGGGAACCATATCGCCCGTACGTTGGCTTAATACGTATTTTATTCTAGGATTGTTCTTTACTACTTTCTTGTAGTTTTTGAATATATCTTCTAGTTCTTTAGGGTCTTGTAGTTTCTTTGGTCTGCCTTTCATTGTTCGTTTTTTTGTCCGTTACTTAATCTAAATAAATTTAAGAATTCGTCTTCGTCTACTTCTTCGCAGCAAAATAAGTTTTCGCTGTCTGTTTCAAAGTGTAGAAAGTGTAGTCCGTCTTTCTGTAGCTTTTCTATAATGATTTTAGCGTAATCGTGCATATTTTCACCGCTGTCTAAAATGAAGTATTTATTCTCCGTATTCATCGTAAACTTTTTTTAGTTTGCTTATTGTGTCGCGCCAGCAAGAACCGCAGCTTGAAGACATTTGTACACGTTGATTGAATACCCTTTGGTAGATTTCGCTTAATACTTTTTGTTGACTTACTGAAATAGTGTTTTGTCTTTCCCTATTGTAAAAGCTGTTTAAGAATTCGTATTCGTGTTCGAGTAGGCAGTTCGGCTTTTTGTATGGAAACATTCTATTAAGCTTTGCTTTTCGTTCTTCACATCCGCAGTCTTCGCCTAGTACAAACTTGGCTACCTTCGATATTCCTGAAACTTCTAATACTTGTTCTACAGTATCGCCTAATCCTTCGGCTTTTTTTGTTCGTCTTTTTCTTGTTGTTGTTTTCGTTTTTTTTTCCATTATTAATTTATTAGTTCGTATTCTTTATTCTTGTAGTCGGTATAGTCTTCGCCTACATTTTCTTTAATTCTTTGCTTACAATGTTTAAGCGTTTGGAATATACTTTTAACGCTTATGTTAGTTTCGTTGCTTAACTGACGTATTGACTTTCCTGAATCTTTGTAAATCTCAAATAGTAGTTTGTCGTACCAATGCCACGAACAGCTTTCTTCTTTTATTTTGTTTAGGATTGTTAAATAAGCTTCGTGTTTTTCTTCTTCGTTTTCTTCGCTTGTTAAATAATGTAAATTTTCTATGCTTACAATTTCGTATTTATTTCTTTCTTTCAAGTAATCTAAATATATGTTTCGAATTACAAAATAAACATAGCTTTTATTTACTTTGCCGTTTGTTATTACGTTTTCAGGCTTGCAGTATTTTAACATTCTTAAGTAAGCTTCCTGTACTATGTCTTCTGCTAAAAATGTTTCGCCGAACTTTCGAACTACTTCAACGTAGTCTTTGTGATGTTCAGCGACTTTTTCTAGCCATTTCATTTATACAAATGTATGATTAATTTCTAAACATTGTATAGACGTATTTTTAAACAATAAGTTGTTAACAAAAAAAAAGCCCCTAGTATTGGGGCGTTGTTCCTGTTTCGTAAAAGTACCTGCAAACGTATTTATCAATCTTTTTTAGAGTGCTTAAGCTTACATCTTTTTCTAAAAGAAATTTGTCTATTTGAACGTGCTGTATTTTTTCTCCAGTTTTTCTTATTTCTTTTATTATTTGATAGCGATTTCTTTCTTTAAGGATTTGCTTTAGCATTTTACGTAGTGTAAAGTCGTCTATGAACATTGTAATCATTTTAGAAAGGTAAGTCGTTAAAGCCGGTGTTTTTTACTTCTTTTTTGGCTTCGTGTTTTGGTTCAGGCTTTTCTTCTGCTGCGTAAGGTTCGCTAACTAAAACACTAAAGTACTGCATTCCGCTTTTACTTGTGTTTACCCATAGCGCTATTTGCTTTTCTACGCCTTCTACGTTTATTGTTCCGCTGTAATCAGGCTGCGTTTCTTTTTCTTTTTTTAAGTTCTTAAAGATTGCGCCTCTATTTATTTTATTTTCCATTCTTACTTGTTTAAAAGGCGTAATTTTCGCCATCGTTATTATTAATTTTTTTTTCAATAACATTAAAATACTTTGAAGTAACTCCTTTAATAAATTTATCAAAGTTGTGATTTCCATAGCATTCGTGTATTATTTCAGCTACCGCTTGTGATAATTCGTCAATGTGTAAATCTTCATCGTGTTTTTCAATTACTTTATTTATTTTTTTTGCTAGTGCATTCATTGTTATTTATTTTAAATTGTTTCTATTATTTTATTATAGTATTCCCTTGCTAGTTCTATTTTTTCTTTTATAGCTTCTATTACAGCTTCGTCTTTTTGTATTTTAAAGACTTTTACGCGCTTTTCTAGTGGAATATGGTCGAAGTTATGCTTCGATTCTACAAAGTGCCTTATTTCTTCGCTTTCTTCTAACTTGTGTTCTTTCCAGTGAACGCGCCTAATTTCATCTTCTACGATTTCGCTAGGCGTGTTAGTTAAGCAATATACTAGAAGGCTTTCTTCTTTGCCTGTAAGCCACATATAGCCCTGTAGTTGATAGTAGTAGTCTTTGTTAGGTATTTCGTCTTCAAAGAAAGGAAAAGTAGTTCCGTCGAAACTTGTTTTTACATCTAGTAAAACTTCGTTCGTGTTTACGTCAGGTGTTCCTGTTATGTAATCGTTTTGGAAGTGTTCTTCGTTCTTATAAATGAATCCGACGTTTAGAACTTCGTTCGCAAGCGTAATAGAATCTTCTTCGCATTCGTTTCCTTTGTCGGTATAGCGTGAAGACCATTCCTTTTTTATTCCGTATTTATGTTCTAAAACAAGTTCCTGAATATACGACTTCGCTGTTTTAGATAACTGCTCCGTTTTTGATCGCGAAGCAGTCATTAATTTTCCTAGGCTTGAACATCTTATTTTCATAATTACGCTTTTTTAATTATTTGCATTTGTTCCGTGTCTAAGTCAAACTTTTCTATAAGTTCAGACATTGGATAAGAAC